ACAGTAAGTGCTCCACCCCTACCAGTTCCTGGAAGTGATTTTTGATTGGAACCAGCACGAAGAGATGATGTTTTCTTTTTAAATGTATCTGCTGTTATCTTTGTCTTCTTTACTTTAAATGTCTTTCGAGTATCTCTCTTTACTCTCTTAAATTCATCAGTAATAAGTTCAGTTTCTTCTGATGAAAGTTTGCTGCTAGACATTCTACCAGCCATCATCCTCTCTTTCAGAAGAGAAATATAATCTTCGCGATCTAAGTCGGCAGTAAAGTCTAACCCAAGCAACTCTGCTATCTGTGGATCTATACCAGTGTTAGTTTGAGTCGCCCTAGATGCCATTCGCTTGTTGATGTTTTAATTTTTCTTCTTCAAGATGCTGTTCCAATAACGCAACATAAATGTCACGTTCCCATGGTATCATATTTTCAATCTCAGTTAATGAATATTTATGATACTGCATCAAGGCAAAGTTTAGTTTAAAATAACTAACAAGACTCATATGTACCAGGGCTATGCGAAAAAACTTGCTAGTCCTTCCAGTACAACTTCACTTTCAACTTTTGTGTTTGGATTTGTCACTTTAATTTTATGTGACAACTTCGGCATTGTCTCAAAGAATGTTTCAATTGACTTAAACTGAGATGAATTCATCTGCTCTAAGAAGTCTTTGAGTTCTTTCTTAGTGCAATCATCTGCTGCCCATACATCATCTTCAGAATAAATTTTATCAACACAAGATGCAATCAAATCAAATGATTGATCCATTGCATTCTTATTTTCAAAATCAAAGTTGTTCTTAATAAACTGATCAAGAGATGGATACTTCATCTCCATCATAAGTGTATCATCAATTTTAATTTGACGAGTGTGCTCATCATTTTTTTGAACACGAATTTCATCTAGGTCAATACTTACAGGAACTTCTGTCGTCTCATCATCAGGACAAATAATATTTACTTCAATATTTTCTCCAACAGATTTTCCTCTGATGTTTAAAAATAGAAACTCAATATCAAATGTAGGAAGTGCTTCAACTTTAATTCCTTTTGTCTGAACACAACTTTTAATAACTGCTTTGATTGCAGTCGTAATTTGTTTTGTATCCTCACTTTCCAATGCAAGAACAAGAACTTTTTCTTCTTTTACTAGGAAGGGTCTGAACTGAATTGATTCTCCGGTTGAAGGTAATTCCAACTCATATGTTGGTGTTGCAATCTTTGGTAAAGGCATAATGTCTTATAGATGTATTTCAGTATTGTTATTTATTAACCAAGTCCCAATAGATTAGCAGCACGATTACCCATGTTACGTATTTGTGCTCCAAATCTTCCCGGTTCAAAAGAAAATGGACTTGCATTTGGATCACTAAGAAGACTTTCTTTAGCTTGACTAAAGATATCTAAGAGAGAACCCTTGGATGAAATATTACTATTCGGTCCACTCTGAATGTATCTAATGTACGACATAGAAACAGTACACTTTAATAAATCATTTCCACTATATGATACTGGCATCGAAGATATACTCAAAGGAAATGATCTGATGAATTCATAGGTCATGAATTGTTGATAGTCTCTTTCAAATTTAAATATTTTTAATCCTTGATCAGCAGTGTATTCATCTGGATATGTGGGTCTGTAATTATAATTAATGTTTTTAGATTTTTCATCTTCATTCACAATGCCTTTCATCCAAGTTTCAAAAAATCTAATCGGAAGATAATTTGAGGCATCAACATAGAATGTAAAATCAATTCTATCATCAAACATTCTACGGTATGCGTGCTTCTCAGTCACACCTGTTCTATCATTATTAATATCCATCGTGGTTAGTTGTGAACCAGGAAGAGATGTATCAGTACAAAGAAGATTTAATTGACCTTGATTTGCACCAAGAACTTCATCCAATTTGGATTTTATTTTTCCATTTGGAAGAGCAATTTGAACAGCAAAGTAAGAGGTTAATGATGGTCGTAACAAGTTTGCTTTGACATCATCAACACTTTTTCTTCTTACTTCCTTTTCGGCGGGGTTTGCCATTTATAAATAATTTTTAACCTTATATATTATGTATGGGAGAAAGTATTAAAAGTAAATATAAACCATCATTCCCAAAGAAATATAAAGGCAATGCTAACAATATCATATGCCGTAGTAGTTGGGAACGTAGGTTTTGTCATTACTGTGATCTAAATGAGAACATTCTTGAGTGGGGTAGTGAAGAATTTTACATACCATACATCTCACCAATAGATAGAAGAGTTCATCGTTACTTTCCAGATTTTATTATCAAGGTGCAGGAAAATACAGGACAGATTAAGACTTATGTAATAGAAGTGAAACCAAAAAGACAAACTATAGAACCTAAGAAAAGGTCAAGAGTTACTAAGTCATACATCTATGAGTGTAAGACCTATGCAGTCAATCAAGCAAAGTGGAAGGCTGCAGTTGAGTTTTGTGAGGACAGAAGGATTAATTTTAAGATCATCACAGAGGACGAACTCGGAATCAAATGAACCGTATCGAACAACTCATTCCAGATCTCAATAACAAAACGAATGATCAAGAAGTTATGATGCTTGAGATTATGCAAGTGTTGAATGATACTGTTACACCTATACCAGATGTAGGAAAGTTTTATACCTTTGTCTATAATGCAAAGACACCTCGTATAGAATATGATCAGCACCCATTGATTGCTTGCACAGAAGTACTCCGTTGGGGGTTTCGTGGAGCAAACTTTCATCTAGGTAAGTATAGAAATTATACTTGGGAAGAAGTAGCAGGTCAACTTTATATTGTTGACTATGAAGAACTAGGAGACTTGCTTTCTATACCTTATGGACTTCGTAAAGATACTTACTAAATAGAAAAAAGATAGTCTGTAATGGCGTCAGCAAATAGCAAAGTATCTAAAGTAACAACAACTGAATCTGGTGCTTTTGGTTCTAAAAGAACTGTAGATAGTTACTACAAAACAGAGGTTACTAGTCTTGCTGATGGTACTCAAAAAAGAGACACATATAGAACTGATGCCCAGGGAAATAATGCTGTAAGAATTCAAGAAGTAACAGTTAAGGATGGAAAACAAGTAAGTAATACTATTTCATCTACTGCAACAGCAGGAGAAAGAAGAGATTTAAATAATTCAGACTCTCAATTAAGAGGTTCAATAAAACAACAAACCAAAGATGCTGGAGAGAAAATTAATAAGAATAGGGAAGATGCCGCTGCTGGTGGACTTACAGATGCTGGTAAAAAAAATCAAGAGATACTTGGTGGTGGTTCTGGGAATAATGCAAACGATGAAGGTGAAGCAGGAGATACTTCAAGTCCAAGTGGCGAACCTCCAAAAAATAAAGCAGGAACAAGAGAGGATTTTGGAAAACCATTAAATTATCCTATAACTAGAGATGAGAAACAGGATTTTATTAAATTTGATATGCTAAAATATGAACCAAAAAAAGTTCAAGGATTTAGTTTTGGTGATAGAAGTGGATCATCTGGAAGAACAATTGGAACAGTTACTCTACCAATTCCAGGAGGTATTTCTGATGCTAATGCTTGTGATTGGGGTGATGACCGCATGGGTCCACTTAAACTTGCAGCAGCAGGAATTGCTTTAGGTGCTCTTGATGCTTCAGCAACTTCTGGTGGTGGTATTGGTGGTCAACTAGGTGATTTAAAAAATCAGATAGTTACTAATAATAAAGATATGCAGCAACTAATCGGTCAAACGGCAGCAGCAGCTGCTATTGGTTCCAATGAGAACGCATTATTTTCAAGAACTCAAGGAACGATTCTTAATCCAAATCTTGAACTAATATTTAATGGACCATCACTGAGACCATTTACTTTTCAATTTAAAATGTCTCCAAGAAGTAAAGGTGAAACGGAAGAAATTTTAAAAATTATTAGATTCTTTAAGCAAGGTATGGCACCAATTAGAGAAGAGTCAAGACTTTTCTTAAAGACACCTCATACGTTTAAAATTAAGTATGTTCAGTTGGGGGAAGAAAGTAAGTTTTTAAATAAGTTTAAAGAATGTGCTCTACTATCATGCAGTATTCAATATACTCCTGAAGGAAACTATGCTCCCTATGAAGACGGAGCAATGTCATCATATCAAATGTCTCTTCAATTCAAAGAACTTGAACCCATATTTAATGATGACTATGGTAGTGATGGTGATCTTCCCGCAGAAATAGGTTTCTAAAATGTCAAATTACTTCAGCAAAGTTCCAGATTTTGAATATGTTAGCAGACTTCCTGATGCATTGATATCAGATTATATTAATGTAAAAAATTTATTCAAAAGAATTGCTTTAAAACAAGACATCTATCAAGACTTATCATTCTTTACTAAGTATGAAATTCTTGGTAATGATAGACCCGATAATGTTGCATTAAAAGTTTATGGCAGATCTGATTTAGATTGGGTTGTCTTGACTAGTAATAATGTTATCAATGTTCAGGATGAATGGCCAATGCCACAACTTGAATTTGATGCATATCTTTTGAATAAGTATGGTACATATGATAATTTAAATTCATCTCATCATTATGAAACTACTGAATTTAAAAATGATGATGGCGTTATAATTGTTCAAAAGGGATTACAAGTTCCCTCAACATATAGTATAACTTATTATGATGGATCTGGAATGGTTACCAGTTATCCTGTTGTTGAGATTACAAACTATCAGTATGAAGAGAAATTAAATAACGACAAGAGAAGTATTTTCTTATTAAAACCAAGATATCTAAATGTAATCATGGATGACTTTGAAGAACTCATGACATATAAAAAAGGTTCCAGTCAATATAAGACTGAAACCTTGAAGACTGCTGATAATATCAGACTATTTTAATTTTACTCTTCAGCAAGTTTCTGGAAGTAAGACAGGGCATCATCCTCATCTGAGTCAACAGACTTTGTAGGAGTGATGTCAGGTGCAGGAGTACTCTTTGCTGCCCAGTCAGGAGCAAAGTTTCCACGAGAACTATCTTCATTATCAGTCTCCTCATCATAACGACGGGGAGTAGGTTTAGCACCAAGCACCATCTTCAGACGCTTCTCCAGGTCCTCGTAGGACTTGAATTGGTCTGTTGCGACAAGTGCTGCAAGAGCGTATTGCTTTTGCCACAGGGCTTCAAGAGCGTCGTCATCATCCAGGAGTGGTGAAGGACGATCAAATTCTGATGAGTCATAGTTCCAATAACCAGCAACTTTTTTCAGTTTCAATTTGAAGTTAGCACCCTGCCAGAAGTCAAAGGGATTGATTGGAGTTTCATCCTCAAACTCAGGTTGCATTGCTTCCATGACCTTATCAAAGATCTTCTTACCAAACTTATACAAGAAGACACCACCCTCATTCTGAGGATTTGCTTTGTCTTGTACAACATAGATGTTGGCATAGTAAGAGAGTTTGCGTTTCTGCTTACGGACAGTATCTTTGTCTGCTTCGTTACCACTGTTCCACAGTTCACGATTGTATTCTGATACAGGGTCTTTACCACCCGTTGTAGTCAGAGAGTTTTCGATGTACCAACCACCAGGACCTTGGAAGGCATGGGAGTACATCTTTGCCCAGGGGAGTTCTTCTCCATCTGGTGCAGGTAAGAAACGGATTACGGCATAACCATTACCGGTCTTATCCATTTCGGGTTTCCATAGACGCTCATCTGCGCCACTGGAAGTATTGTTCATCTTCTCAACTTCTTTCACCAGTTTAGAGGTGAGAGAACCCAGAGAGGATTGCTTCTTAAGATCTGAAAATGACATTCGGATTACCTTAGATTAGTTAGATTTGGCTTGTGTGTACCTTGTTATTCTACAGGTCAGAACCTGTAGTGTCAATCTGTTTCTTCATTATGTCCAGCATCTTGGACATATTATTAAAAACAGCATTTAAATTTGAACCTTCAGGAAGGCCCATCATCGTTGCTGACTCGATGATTCTATCTTTCATTTGTTTTGCTTCGGGATCGTCCGATAAACTCAGGCGAGCATAAAGAACTTTTTGTTTGTCAAGAAGTCTCTCTAACATCGCAACATGAAAGAGTTGTTCTTCAGTATTCATTGAAGAAAATTTAAAGACGTTGCGATAAACATCGTCTTGTAATTCACTAATTTCTGTCATCTCAGCACGGACAACATCAGAATCGAAAAAACTCATTTTACTTTAAAACAATTTCCTTTAAAACTTTTTTATAACGTGATACCTCAATATTTAGAAACGGAGAATACTTTTTCATTCTCATACTGACGGTTTCCCACACTGGGTCTTGTAACTTCTTGTCCCAGTCTTTTCTGAATCCAAGAATCCTATCAAGAATCACCAATGTTTCTATTGAAATATTATCTTTTAGATACTCTTTAAGAATTTGTGGATGTCTAGAACCATCCAACACAAACATAGAATCAAAATTACTATCAGCAAAAATAGATCCTGTCTCTTCTCTAAACAAATAAGTTAATGACTGAGTTCGTTTTTTCCATTCAGTATATCTACCTTCACCTTCACGGATCATCTCTCCTATCCAAAGCTTACTTGGATCAGTGCAGGTAATGAAGTTAGATACAAAGAAGTCAATCATTTCCTGATCTGTCTTCTGCCTTGATACTTTCTCAAACCAGAATCTATCCTTCCTTTTATAGAAAGATTGTACGGTTGCACGACTCTTACCACAATACTTGTGATAGTCATACTTCTCTTTCGTGAAGTGATTCTTCAACGAAAGATATTGTTTATAGGCATCAAACGGCATCATGAAAAAAGTAATAGGGTCAAATTTTTGCCGGAATTTTTTTCAGACAAAAATAGAATCAAATAGGCAATTTTGCTCTGGAACTTCTCTTCAAGAAGTTAAGTTCTAGTGCTTCACATTTTAATTTTTCTTTGAGTGGTTTAGATATCAGTTTCGAAACTGACTCCACATCAATACTATTTTTATCACAGAAGTGAACAACAGCATCAATATAACTCATTCCGTCACCAGTATGAACAAGAGACTCAATCTCTTGTGCGAATCGAGAGGGGCAAAAGAATTTATTTTCTAATGCTTTTTCTAGTTCATTCTCCATTCTCTGTCCTAAGATTGTGAGATACAAATTCTTTAATATAACGAACCAATAACTTAATATAATCCCCTTTGTTTCTTTTGTCAAATACCTTAACCTCACCACCTGGTGTTACCATAATAGTGATAAGTTTTTTGACGGGGATACCAGTCAGTTCGTAATATGCAGCAGCATAAAAAGTTTCTTGAACGAAATAGTTTTCCAACCACTTCTCAGGTTTAATCTTTTCAGAAGTCTTAAAGTCAATGACTGCAAGTTCCCCTTCGTATTCTGCAATACAATCAACTCTACCAGCCAATCCAAGGTACTCAGAGTACAGAGTCCTTTCGATAGCGTGTACGTTATTTATCTTATCCAGATATGGTTTCGCATGATGAAACATGAACTTTGTGAGAGGACGAAAGTCATCCCAGTTTATTTCATTGTTCCGCATGTATACTTCAACTGCTTCATGGAAGTCAGTACCACGAGTAGTTGCTTTCTTTGTAATTTTATTTGCTTCTTCAATACCAATTCTCTTTCGCCAGTTAATAAAAATCTGTCGATTATAGAAAGATGTCACAGAAGTAATAGAAGGCACCCAGTCTCCATTAGGTAAGTTATAGAGACGGATGCCGGTTGTTTCTTTCTTGTTTAGTTCAAGGTCACCGAGATAATTACAATGCTCAAAAATCATAAATTCAAATCCATTTTAGCAATTAAGTATTCTTTACAGAGTCCAGACCTAACAATATCTTCAACACCAAATTCAATGATGTCAACTGATGGCATAACTCTAAGTACTCTCATGAAATCAGCAATACCAGTTTTTTCAGAAGACTTTATAAGATCAGATTGAGTGGCATCACCACAGAACATAATCTTACTGTTATCTCCTACCCTTGTAATTATACTATCAAGTTCGTGGAAATTCAAGTTCTGAAATTCATCAACGATAATGACTGCATTATCAAGTGTAGTACCACGAATGAAAGACGTAGACCAGAAACTAATTGTTCCTTGTGCTTTTAGATTACCATACAGCATTTCAAAGTCTGTATCAGTAGGCATCTCAAACATGTACTTCACCATATTCTTATAAGGAATTTGGTAAAGAGAGGACTTATCCTCATGGTCTCCAGGTAAAAATCCAATCTCTCTGGTTGCTACAAGAGACCTTACGATGTAAATCTTCTCATAAGGAGTCTTGGGGTCAAGAACATCTCTAAGAGCATTGTAGAGGGTTACAAAGGTCTTTCCAGTACCCGCACACCCATAGGCAACAATGTTCTGATCATTCTTATAACAACGAAAAAGTTCTTGTTGGTTTTCTGTCAGTGCCTCGATGGGTTTCATCAAGTCTGCATTGATTGGCTTCTTTCTTTTCATATGCTTGTTGCTCATCCCGAATGGGACTACTGGTGTTTGAGACTTTCTTTTTGAGGTCATACGCTATAAAAGATTGGAAGGATTAACCGTAGTATCGGTTTTTGCGGACATTAGCACCTGGTTGTTTAGATGCACGATCCAAGACCTCATTCCATGCATTGGATTTGGCCTCACCAGTCCACTTAAACTCAGTAGATTGTCCTGCACATCCTTCCGACCAGTCTTTATCCCATCCCGGATTCTCATCCTTCCACTCTGAATATGCCTTCATAGACATATTGAGTTCCTTCTTTTCTTTTGTTTCTAGATTAATAACGGGGTATGTTGGCATAGCTCAATTGTTGGTGTAAATATTTATGAATTCCATTCCATTGCTTCTGCAACAGCAGGGAATTGTTCACAGAAGATTTCCTTTGCACCTAGTGCAAGATCCATATGTTCCTTCTGTGTACCATTTGCAGAACGCAAATCGATATAATGGATCCATGAACGAACTGAGCCCGTCATGTAAATTTTTGTGGGACACGCCAAAGGAAGTACAAAACGAGCACACTCCTTTGCAATCGATGCATCAAGCATCTCTTTGTAGAGTTTCATTCCATCTGCAAAGTGTCTTTGCATTTTGATTTGGAACTCTTGGCGCGTATGCGGGTCAATATCGTCAATAGAATTCTGACGATTCTTGGTGTCTTGTCTGCGTAGTTCAGGTAAAGGGATCTCCTCCGCGAGTAGGGAACTATCAGCATAGCGTTGTGAAAATTCCTGGTATGTAAATGAACGATGTCGAAGCACTTGAGCTGCGATTCCTCTAGTAGTATTCAACTCCAGAGTCATATATGCTTGCTCAAAAATACTCCAGTGCTGATGCTTCACACAATACTTCAAGAGACCAGAGAACTTTTCATTCTCTTGGTTGTTGGGATTAGATACACGGGCACAGTATGCCATGTGCTTCTCAGCATCAGGAGTTGCGCTAATTAGTTTTACGTTGTTCTCGTTCATCAAGTGTCTCGTTAATAATGTCCTTTAGTTCTTGTCTTTCTAGATCAGTAAAGACATTTCGTTTTGGTATCACCAATGGTGGATAGGATTTCTTTGATGATGTTTTACCATCACTAGGAATACTCATCCCTTGTGTATCTATCTTATCCATCGTCATCCTCAAAAACTTCGTCGTAATCTAAAATGTAATTGGTGCTAGGATCATCAAAGTTTTCCTGCTTAGTTGTGTATGAATCAGTATCAGAATACACTTCAGACTCAAGAGCATCAACCAGCAGTCTTAGATTTTTTACTATCAGTTTTAGTTTATCTCTTTCCATAAAAAATGGGAGGTTTCCCTCCCATCTTAACACTATTCAATTGATTTGGCAATCACTTGGTATAAGTGCGTCCACGATAGCAGAAAGTCCCGTGAGACTCTTTGCTTTCTACACAACGGGTAGAATACTCAACACCACGATATGAGGTGTGTGTAATCTGTGCGTTGTGAACAGCAGATGCTTTGTTGATCTGCTTCTTGATCATGTTTAGTGTGTTCATTGTAGGTACTCCTAAAGTAGTTGGATTTTTAGGTCCGTTCCTTTAGTCGTTTGCGTCCCAATAACAATCAGGTGTTGATTCTTTCATAACCTCAATTAATTCAATCTTAACTTGATTGTTAACATTTTCATTATTCTTTATCCGTAGCATAATGCTATCGGCATCAGAACAACTGAGTGATGAGTATAAAAGAAATTCAATCATGGGATGAACGGCTCCGTTCCGCGACTTACTTGCGTCCCACCCTAGAGCGGGATGAACGTCAGGTCTTATTATAGACCTCATACATTATTTAGTCAAGTGTCTTCGTATCAACACGAACATATGTAATTATGCTTATTCAAATAATGTAAGGTCTCCTTCAGGTCTCCACGATGCTTGAGTCCAATAGCAATCTGTGGGTACTCAGCAGTGTCACCAAACTCTGCATGGAATTGATTATTAGTAAAATCTTTATTCAAAAAGTATTCATGG